AGCATTTTAAATAGTGAATTATTATAATACTTTATAGTTCTAATAAAATCCCAAACATTAAATCTTTGTAGATGTGTTTGAGAGTTACCTGTCATAGTATTAGTGAAGAAAGTATTCTCTAGCTGATCTAAAGGAATATAAGAACTTGAATATTGTAAGTTAGGAGCTCCAATATACTGCATGATATTGAAATATCCTGGCTGATTAGATGCTGTTACATATCCTGATGACGTAATTGCTGCGTTAATAGCGTTAGTTGGAGAAAATCCAACTTCTATATCAGCAGATGTCCTATCACTGTTGTTCTGAAAGTATTGTAGAGTAGTGTAAGGAGATAATAAGCTACTTGAGATATTTAATACACTACCCGTAGTAATGTTATTAGTATTAAGTTCTTGAATGCCTGCTATCTCATAAATGTTATAGCCACCATACTCATGCACTGTTAAAATATCTTCAGGAATACCATATGTACAAATTAAAGCTTTAACACCTTGCTCAGTACCTTTCGTCTTAAGTAAATAAGCTAAGTTGTGATATAAACGCTTATAAATTTCATTTTTTAATTGCTCAGAAGGTAAAGTAGCAAAACTAGAAGTAACTCCTGCAGAAGCAGTAATGAATGTTGTTACATATCTACTAATAGATTCGTTACCAAATGGAGGTAAAGATAGTGAAGCAGTTAAATAAGGTTGTCCTGCAAGAGGATATAAGCTACTACTTGCAATATTAACTTGAGAATATAAACTAGAAGTTACAGGTAAAGCAGATCCAGTCTGATTAAGACCTAATAATGAGTAGTAAATATTATCTGAAATACTAGTGTTAGTATACAAGTTAATACCGAAGCTCTTTAACGCATCTCCTACTTGATCCATCGAAACACCTACAAAAGGATTATTCTCAGCAGAATACCTATTACTTAAATCTTTTAGATAGATCCAGATATTATCAAAGTGCTGACCTATCATATCTAGGAATACTAAGTATGGACCATTATTAGCGTCATCTCTAATATATCCAGGAGTTGTGTATTGTAGCCAGTTTTGATTATTATTGTCGTAAGTAGACGCTGAGTAGTACATACTCATTGTCGTAGCAGTAGGAGTAATGTTTATATCACCTAACCAGTTTGATACTTGGGAAGATGTTGCTGAATAAAGAACGTAAGGCTGAGTAGTAGTTGCTTTAGGCCAAGCTGTTGAGGCAGATGTAAAGTACAAATAATATTCCCATCCATCAAACTTCTGTATAGTACTGTCTATTTGAGCTTGTAAAGTTGCTTTTGCAGTATTTGTATTAGGAGATAACAAAGCAGCAGAAGCTGACTCAATAGTTTGAATTTTGTAGTTAAAGTTATACAAACGCTCTGTAGCAGATGAGAAGTGTATAAAATTACCAAAATTACTATAGTCAACATTTATCTGAATACCTTTCTCATCCATCATTGACTGCAACTGCTGATAAGAAGAAGTTACAGAAGTAAGGAATAGAGAAGCATAATTATAATATGGTGTAGTTTTACTTACTCTATCTGTTACATTAACTTTATAGTTAGGACCTCTTAAAGGAATTGATGTTGGAAGTATATCAGGAGTTACATTAATAGTAACATTAAATTCAGCAGGTTCAGCTACTTGACCAACAACCCAAAAAGTAGACTTTATATCGTAATCGGATGGTAAAGGTTCGTATAGTTTAAATAAAATATAGCCTTGACTATTCTCTTCAATATAAATCGCATTTACAGCTATTAATTGAACGTCTAATCCAAAATCAAGTAAGAAGTCAGGATAGTAAGCATCAGTGCCTAAAACACCGTTAAATTCGTTAAAAGCAGTAGCCAATTCTAAATTAGATAAATCTTGACGAGCTGCTTTAATTTCAGTTCTCGAAGTAGATATTTCTTTAATCCAAAAGTTCTGTCTTGGGTCTGGACCTGAACTGATAAATTTTCTAAAGAAGTTATATTTTACATTTACACTACCTCTGTTAAAGCCCTGATCTCTTACATCTGTCTCAGGATCTAAGTAGATCTCGTTAGTAGTTCCTGTTTTAGGATCTACGTTGCTTCCAATATTATACTTGCTAACATTATAGTTACTTCCTACAATAGTACCAGCTTGATCCTTTATAAAAAGTTCAATATAGTCTGTAGGTCCACCAAAAGACGGAGTAATAAAAGCTTTATTAACTAAGGAAAGATCAGAAGTACTGTATTCTTGATACTGAGCATTCGATCCTAAATATGTAACGTCAACTATCTCCATTATAATATCTTAGTTAAGTTTGCGTAGTTTGAATTTGCATCCAATAATTGTTGTCTTAGAGAGTTTATCTCTTCTATATAAGCTTTTTCAGTATCTGTTAATGTAGCTCCTCCTAAATACTCTGTACTTCTTGCTACCAAATATTCGTGTGAGTTTATCTCTCCTGTTGCAGGTATTTGAAAAAATAATTCGTTATACAAATCAAAAAAAGCTTCTACAGATACTTGCTGTGTAGCAGTAGCAGTGCTTGGAGCAGTATACAACTCACTAAAAGCAGTATCCACTACTCTAGGATAAGTATTACGTCCATAAACTTCTTTGATCAATTCTACTTTTTCACTCATTATGGTATAACTTTAAATACTAAATTCTGGCCTGTCAAAATAACTTCTTCAGCTGGTAGTAAGGCTAAGTCTGCAGCTGAGTAAAGAGAAAGAGCATTGTAAATAGATTGCTCATTATCGTATACTGATAATGGACCAAAAGTAGTTGAGTATATTCTTGTCTTAACAAATATACGATAATATCTATTAACTTCCAACCCATTCATGTACATATAAAAGTAGTTGCTTACACTATCTGCACTCAGTCTAGTATATTCATCATCAAAGTCGATTATCATCTCACCTGTCTTAACATCCTGCAAAGCCCAACATGAATTTTCAGAAAGGTATAACTGATTTAAATAAACAGATGAAGTAGTGAACTGTCTAGGAGGATATGTATATCTTACACCTGTTCTAAATTTAAAGATGTTATCTTGAGTAAATTGCCCAGGATTGTTTTGAAGCACTAAGGTAATTTGATCACTTAAAGCATATTTAGTTCCTTGTGGATAGTAGTATGCATCTTTCCACTTAAATTGAATTGTTGGTGGATAGATTGTATGAGTATCTACAGAGAAGAATTTCAGATCAATAAATGATGCAGGATTCTCTTCAACTGCTTGAGGATGTTTAACTATAACGCCATAGTTAGGAATTGAACCAGAAAACCATTGTGTTACAATATTAGTCATATCTACATTCAAGTCCTTACTTGCCATGTAGTCAAAATACTGATAAGCACCTAAATCTTCATACCAAGCTCCTCCACCTCCTGTAACGTAGTAAGGAGATGATCCACTTGGAGTATACGTCCATTGAAAGCTTGCACTCTCCCAAGTAGGTAAATCTATATTGTTCCAGTAAAAAGTATTTTCAACCCATAAAGGAGAGCTACCTGATATTCCTGTGTATAACCAAGAAGCGCCATTGGTGGATTGAGGTACTTGAGCGTATCTTCCTGTACCCATAGTCCAAGACTGTTCAATAGGAAATACATCAAGTGAGTAAGTTGTATTTAGGTTTTGAGCAAATGCTAAATTCAATTTTAAATTAGCTTGGTAAGAGCTACTAATAGATTGAGAAGCAAATGTTCTTAGTTTTAACAAGTCAGCATCAGAAAATTGTAAAATAGATCTTCTAATGTCTGAAGAAGGAAATATTTGACCTGATTCATTGTAGTTACTATCAACTGCCAAGTCATATGTGTAATACGGATTCTCAGTAATAAGCTGCTCTCTGTTGTAGAATCTCAAACCATCCTGAGAGTTCTTAACAGAAACTTCCAATACCTGATCTCTACCAGTGTTCTTGGTAGGGTATCTCGAATAAAGTGTTGCATCTGCTGATGCGAATATTTGGTATACTGCCATTTTATTACATTGTTACTACACGTCCTTGAATATCTGTGTCAGGGTATTTAACTTCGAAAATACAAGGATCTAATGAAGGATAAATAACACCGTTTAAAGTTGCTCCTGATATGTCGTAACTATAAGCTGAATAACCTGTATCAGTTCCTGATAAGTTAGTTATTGTTACTTTGCTTACTGTTTGAACACCTGCTACTTGGTCTAACAGAGTATAGATTGTTGATAAGATAATAGGTTGGTTAATTTGCCAGTTTTCTCTATTAAAGAAAGCCTTAAGTAAATCTAAACATGCACCAACAGTTTCTCTTGCAGAGTAGTTAGGATATGTTATAATGTCAAAATTAACTTTTATGTTTACTATATAGGCAGGCTTCAATCTAATAGTATCAGTAAGCATTCTATACTCTTTCAAGTATGTTTGAATGTTTTGAGTAATAGCTGGACCTGGTACTTCAAATTGACCTGCTGTATTATAAGTTAACAAGTAAATAGAAGTTGCTAAAGGATCCCTTTCACCTGGTTCGTTAACTAAGTATTGTGCGAAAGTTGCCTCGTCTTTAGTTACATAAGCCTTAGCTACTTGACCAAACTTAGGTGGCATACCAAGTACAATACCTAAGTAATCTTGCTGAGTTACAGCTCTCATTTGAGATGGGAACTGATTCAAAGTATTTAACCTCAACTGCTCAACACCATCACCATCACCACCACCAATTGCTCTTTCAGCATTGTTTACTGCCAAGGAGTTTTGCACAGTAGATGCTAATGCAGGATTTGCAGGAGTATTTTCAAAAATTGAAGTTGTAGTTACAATATTAGTCAATTGATTAACTTGGACATTTGCACTAGCTCCTCCACCTACTAAGTAAGTAACTGTTAAAGTTAAGTTTTGTGGTGCTAATCCATAGCTGTCGTTTGTAACAAAGTTAGTTGGATCAAATGCCGTATTCAATAAAGTAATACCATTTATAGTTCCAATACCAACATTGTTAGGATTAGGTAAAGATCCTGATGCTGCAGAAACACCTGCTCCAAATTCTAACTCCAAGCTATTATTCTCTTTAAATCGAGAAACAAATCTCTTAGGTACTAACTGTTTCTCTAAGATATAAGGAACTTGATTTGCTTCTTGATAAAGCTGTGGATAGTAAAGAGCTGTATTCTGTACAGGCTTTAAAATATAGTTTTGTGCTAAGTAAGGCACTTCATACCACTGATTACCATTGTTATCGTAAACACTTATGATCTCAATGATATTAGTATCTTGAATATTTCTAATTGGAAATCTCTCTGCTGCTCCAAAAGTAAAAGTGGTAGTTTTAACTTGACCTGATATAGCTTGAGTAGTTTTCTTTAACAAGTAAGTATTTGGATTACCACCTACAGTTGTATACACTGATATGTCAGTTGGGTTTGCAGAAGAAGATAAATTAAAATTTACCTTATTAGGAACATAGAAGTATAAGCTATTGTTAACATTTGATCTCACCTGCATTCCTTCATCAAGAGTCAAAGCATAATTAAAATCAGGTGCGTAGCTTGAACCAGAGGCAGGTAATTGCTGATATACATCCAAATTTACAATAGCAGCAGAAGTAACCTTAGGTCTATAGCCTAACATGTAAGCCATGTTATATAAGTTAGAAGGTTGCTTTGCGTACTCTAAAAAAGTTTCTTGTGTTTGATTATCTAAGTAAAAAGCTAATACATCTCCAACATAAGATGCCATGTCGATAAACATAGTACCAGGAGATGACGTTGAGAAGTCATTATAGGAATTAGGATAGTATGCCTTTGCATACTCAATTAACGCCTCTTTGAAGGTATTAAAATCCTTATTTAAATATCTTATATCCTTATTAGCCATTTATACTCAGTATTATATTATCGGATTCTCTAGTATTCTTAATCGTATAAGAAAAACTAATTGTTAAAAGATTTTGATCAGGATCACCTCCAAAAGACAAAGCAGTAATTACTACATTAGGGAAGTATCTTTCAATCCCATTTCTAATTAAAGCATCTAAGCTATCAGTAGTTTCAGTAGTTATTTGTTGAAACAACTGCTGTCTAATTCCAGCTCCAAAAGAAGGATTAAAAATTCTTTCTCTAGGATCGGTTAATAAGAAGTTTATTAAATTATACTTAATCTGATCTTTTGTATTGTAGACAGTTTCGAAAACAGCAGGATTATTAAAAGGCAAAGAAACACCTATTCCAGTGGAAGGTTTTAAATCTAATACGTTAATATTTCTAGCGTTGTATGCCATTATATTTGACCGTTTTGTTGCATTTTACTCATCAAAGCTGTGAAGTCAGGAACTGCGTTAATTTGGATAGCATCCATATTTGAACTAGGTCTTGCAGTGGCTAACATTTGATCAACTGATTGAACCGTTGGAGCTTCCTTTAAAGTGCTCATCCCACCAAAGCCCATAGCATCACTTGAATTAAAGCTAAACTCTTCTACCTCATTCATTGACATAGCATTTGCAGTTTCAGCTAAAAGAGTGTTTAGAGGATTACCAGGACTCAATACTGGTGGTGCCATTTTCCTAACTGGTTGAGTATTAAGGGTTCCAGGAACAGTAGCTTTTTTAGGAGCTGCACTTTCTGTGATTGGTTGCTTATTTGAAATAATAGCCTCTTTTAAAATAGTCGCAAGTTCTTCTTGGAACACGGCTCTCACCTCCTCTCTAATAAGTTTTCTAAATGAATCTAGTTTTCCCATACGATTATAAATATTTGTTTATTACGTTTTTATTACTTAAATCTAGCATCTCTAGAGCCAGATACTTGTTGATTTCCAGTTTCAGTTCCAAATGTATCATTTACACTAGGAGCTGTTAGTACATTTTGACCATCTGTTTTAGCTTGAGCTACTTGAGTATCAAATTGAGCTTTAGCATTAGCCATTGCCTCTCTCGACCTCTTTCTTAAGCGCTTTCCACCACTTAAATTATTAATAAAGGCATTTAAACCAATTCCTTGGGTTTCATCTGTACTATCTGGTACATCAGGACTATCCTTGAGTAAAGCATCGAAATTGAAATCCTCGCTTAAAGCTGTATTGTTCTCTAAGTAGTTAATTGAAGTTGCAACAGTGGCTAAATCAGTTCCACTAAAGGAACTAAATTGTGGAGTTACAAGACCTAGGCTTACAAGTTTAACTTCAACTTCTTGAATTATAATAGAAGTATTAGTTGCAAATGTTAAATCAGATTGAGCTACTATAGCACCGCTTTGATCCAATGCTATGCCTCTTCTACGTTTATTTTGAATAGTAGTTTCGGTAAGAACTTCATCAACTACGCGAATACTATACTTACCAAACTGAGCTGTGTCAGGATTAGTCTTACCATCATGCATTGCTATATAAGTACCTAACTGCTCTTCTATTGCTTTTAAGTCAGCATAGCTTTGCTTTAGATCACTAAGTACAGCTGAATCTTTCATGCTATCACAAGCTTCTAATTCTGCTATAAGAATCTGAAGTCTGTTTAATAACTCAGTTGCATTCGCAAGTAAGTATCTAGCAAAGGATAACATAACAGATAATAAACCGTTTACTTGTTCTAATCTCTTAATTACCTGACTTTTACCATTAGTAGCTGCTTCTCTTGCTTTGCCAAAAGCTGCTTGAATACCTGACGTAGTAAATAAGGTTGGAAGTGGATTTGTAGTAAAAAATACTTCTATGAATGTAAATATTTTAGCAAGTATGATAGCCAATTTAATAATGAACTGTAGTTGACTTATAGTATTAAAAAGCTTTCGAGCTATCTGAACAAATGCATTTACTTGGTTAGCTATTTGTTTTAAAGTAGGAAGTAGTTTAGTCGGATCTACAACCTTAGATAATTGCTGTATCTGAGCTCTAACATCAACACCTAGAAAGTTTCCAACTGTAGCTACTATAGAAGTAAAGTCTAATGTTTGAATAGTAACACAAATAGATCTTACATCATTTACTTTCTTAAGAAGCTTTTGAAGATCATCATTACTAATATTTCTATAATCTGTATAGGTGTTGGCTAAGCCAATAAAATCATCTATGAAATTAAGACTACTACCTAAACCAGGTACTTGAGAAAGTAAAGTAGCATCTTCAGGACTTATGATAGAATTTTCACCACCTGGTGCAAATGTGTCCTTAATGTCTTGAAGCAAGTTGTATAGGTTATACTTTTGAGCTTCTGTGCCAGTTAGGTCTTTACTAGGTGTACTACTTCCTTCAGTAGCTCCTTTAGGAGTAGTTATTTGTGGTGTTATTCCTACATAACTTCTAACTAATGTTGTAGGTAATGCTAAATACTTGTCTATTGTATCTTGTACTAACTTTGCCTTATCTTGAACATAGTAAAGTGCAGTCTGTGGTTCAGTCCAAGGTTTAGGAGGTCTTGCTTTTGGTTTGGAATTAGATGTAGTAGTTAAGAAAGAAAGAATGCTACATAGATCTAAACCATTAATAGTATCCAAAATATTAAATAAACCTGATTGAAAGAAGTCTGTTATTTTTGTTGAAAGTCCTTTGGGTTGTTGTTTTACAATTTCATACTGCTTAGTAGAAGGGTTATACACTCTTGCTCTAACAGGAGGATTAGTTGCTCTACCCCATAATATCTTATAACTACCTGTTTGTAGAAAAGCTGTTGATTTTGTGAAAAATAATATAAGAGTCTCAATTGGATCTTTAGGCTTAGGTGTAACAGCAGTTGCTTTATTTATAGCACTTTGCTGAAAAGCTGGGTCATTCAGCTTTGTCCCCAAGGTACCTGAAGGTCCCAAATTAGGTGTCGGATTAACTGTTGAATCTTGTAATGCCATTACTTAGTAAAAGTTGTATCTGATAAACAGGTAGTTTGTAATTGTGTCTTTATGATAGGTGCTATGTCAGCCAATATTTTAGCAGATGCTACTATTTGTGGAATAGCTCCAGCAAGATTGGATTCATTCAAAGCAGAAAGTCCTGCTGCTAAATCACCTAATGTATCTAACAGTTGACCTAGTTGAAAAGAAGTTTTATTACCTAACATTACAGGATCACCTTCTAGATTAGCTCTTAATCCTAACTCGATCATATTGGATGCTATTACAGTTTTCTCTGTTGCATCAACAGTAAAAGTAGCAGGGCTCGAAATACTAACACCTTTTTTTCCAAATAGGAATATAAAATCTTCTCTAGAATGGTGAGTTACTCTTCCAGAAGATATTATTACTTGATCACCTTTATATGGAAAGTCAGGTTTAAACATTATTGAATAACATTAGGATTTGTTTTATTAATACGTTCATCTTGAGCATCGGGAGAAAGTGAATCCATGCTTGTCAATTGTTGGTTTAATGGAATAGCTGCTGTTACAGTATTTTCTAAAGAAACTCCTAAACTAACTAATGGAAAGTTTTGTTGAATGTCATCTATTACAATAATCTGACCATTCGTTAAATAAATGGAAGAGGGATCTCTATTGATATTTTCAACAGCTGGAATCCAGCCTTCTTGATCTATTTGTCTACCTTGTCCGTTTCTTATAATAGTGATTGGATTACCTTCAGGACCGTTATACCAATAATTTTTATCTTTATTAGCTATTAAAGAAGATCCAAATCTTACAGATGCTCCATATCTACCTTCAAAAGCAACATCGCCAACAAACATTTCTAAAGTCTTTACATTAGCCTTTTCATAAAAGCCATCTCCTAAAGGATATTGAATTGATCCAGTAGTAAGATTAGAAGGTTGGTTAGTTGCTTGGTTCTGTTGATATGTCTTATTTAGTTTCTGAACATGATCTCCGTAATCTTGTAAATTAGGAAGTGCATTGTGGTGATTAGAACCCCATAAGTTAAATGGAGGTAAATAATAAAAATCACTTTGCTCTGTACTAACATTTAAACCTAAACCAGGACCAGATAGAATATAAACGTATTCTCCAATAAGAGGATACTGCTTCATCCAAGAGTAGAAAGGCTTTGCTAATTGATTAGCAGAACTATTAGAAGTGCTACTTTGAGTACCACTAAGACTTTGGAAAAGAATTTTACCTAAATCAGTAGGGTCGTTGTAATTAGGATCGGGTATTGTAGTTCCAGAATAATAAGGACCATACACAACATGAGCAACCCTTCCTAAAATATAACCTTTGCTGGCTACTTGATTAGAAGGACTGGTATTTGATACACTGCTAACAAAGGTGCTTACTCCGTATGCCATTATTGCTCGATATTAGGTAACTCCTTTACATCTTTCTCTTCTAAAGGAGCTGTTGTTTTTTGAATATCACCAAATAACATTTCAAGATCCTTATCGCTAAAACCATCCGAAGCAGAAGTTGTTTGAATGGCTTTAGAAGCTATTTGTGCTAGCTTAACTAAAGCTTCATCATTCTTAACATCAATTTCTAAATATTCTTTAATTAAAGGAACCACAATTACAGCAGTACCAGCATCATCTACCATATCGGTAAGTTGCCCAATCAAGCTTTTAACCTGAGTTTGCTTGTTTTTGTGGTTTTTTACTATGTCTTGTAGTAAATCGGAATACTTCTTACCTTTGTATAACTCAAATTCAAAGTCCATAATACTATTTTAAATAAATAGCTAGCGACTAAAAATGTTGATTTCGCTTCCTTCCTCAAGATATTTATCAAGCATCTCTTTGTATATACCTTTTAGAACTTTAATGACTTTCGTAATAATGGGAGTTGGAGCGTCGGTAATTTCCTTAATATAGATAAATAAGGCTTTTTTATTGAATATATCAATAGAATCTCTTCGTTTGAATAACTCTAAAATAGCATCTCCTACCCTAGCTTCTTGATCTTTGGGAAACAAATCAAGCAGATTTTCGTCTACATAGCTAATGTATAATTCTATAAAAGGAACCTCTTCGAGAGTATCATCGTGATTGAGAACTAAGTTATTAAGTAAGGTTTTATCCTCATCTACTTCTTCAACAGCAGCCTTACCTTTTAATCTTTTATAATTGTTATTGTTATAAACAATTAAATAACGCTTAGCAATGGTTCCGAAGTATGAATATGCTTTTCCTTTACTGTCATCGTATAGATGAAGCTTCTCTAATAAGAAAGCAATTACTTCATGTTTAAGTTCATTGATATTATCTACTTCTGTATAATAAAACTTGAAAGTATGAATGATATTTTCAGCCAACTTATAGAACGCAAAATAAATCCTTTCATTAAATATCTTATTTCTTTTTGCTGAAGAAGTCTCTAAACGATATTCTAATATCGCTTGTTGAGTATCAAGTGTAAAATAGTCTATCGACTTCTTAGGTCTTCTCTTTCTTACTTTCCCATCTTTTGTTAGGCCTATACCTACATCCTCCACTTTAAATAAATCGTCCACAGGCTTGGGTTATTGTCTTTTAAAAGCGTTTAACGCAGATTGAATTGTCTTAAGGCTTTCGAAAACTGTTTGAAGTTCCTTATCGCTTTCCATCCAAATCTTATCGTCTAAATCTTTTAAGGCTTTATCAGATTGAACAATCAAACTCTGAACGCCTGCAATAAACGTAGCTTGGTTAATAACGGTATCTTCTAACTTGACATTTTTTTGATAAAGGTTGTAAATGACCCAACCCACTATAGTAGCTATCCAAATAACTAACATGATAATTCCAAAAATCATACTAAATTCCTTTTAATGCATTAAGTAATCCTTGATTAGATCCTGCTAATTGTTGTAACTTCTTAGCTTCAGCTTGTTGCTTAAATTGTGTAGGACCAGCAGGTTTTACTTCCTTAGCTTTCACTGGTTCACCAACTTTACCTAACCATTCCTTTTCCCATTCGATTCTCGAAGCCATTAAGTCAGCTTGATGCAAGATATATGGTAAAGAAGTACGTAACTTGGATTCATTTTGCCCAGAAATTAAGTAAGGCTTATTTGATTCGTCGTAAAGTCCATCGTGAATCCTTATTGCGATGTACTCGTTTAATGTAACAGATATACCTTCACTTTGTAAGATAAACAAAGAATTATCTTGAACTGGAAGGAAAGGAAGAGC